TTTCTTGATGATCGCCAGCCGCTTGGCGATCTGCACCGCGGATGCCGCCGACTCGTCGGTCTGAATGTCATCAAGAATCACGAGGTCCGGCCGGGCCTGGACGCCGTCGGCACGCTTGTAGCGAAGGCCGCGGGACGACGCCATGAGCCCGTGGCACGAGACGATCGCACCGCTCGCCTTACTGCCGGGAATCTTCGGCAGCACGATCGTGTCGGCCGTCCACTCGATGTGTGTCGACTCACCGCGGAACGTCTGCCCGGAGCAACGCTGCGGCTTGCCCTCCAGAGCCCGCACTGGATGGCAGACCTCCGGAAAATCCTCGTACAACAAATCGTTCTCGGTCAGTTCCATTTTGATCGAGTCGATCGACATTTGGGCCTTAGTCGACTCGCTGCCGAACACGGCGACGAACGACCGGCGACCGGTGAGGCCGCACCAGATAGCGAACACCTCGGACCTCGTCGTCTTGCCCGATCCTCGCGGGAGGGCCTCGATCGACCGGCCGCCGTTGTCGGCCGCGTCCTGGCAGCGGGTGTTGCCACGCTGGTGGTCGGGCGACATGGGCCACTGCCCGGTGGAGTGCGGGAAATACTCGACAGCGAAATACTCAAACGACGCTTCGGCTTGCCGCCGGCGGTCCGGGTTCTGCACCGGCGGGATCTCACCGATGTCCGCACCGCGGCGGGTCCGCTCGCGCGTCCGCTCGATGTCCTGCGTGCGTTTCCGCTCGGCTGCAGCGACCTGGTGCTCCGGTGCGGATTTGGGTCTACCCACTGCCATGCCTCGCGTACCAGTGTGCAAGGAGTGCCGCGTCGGCCCGACCGTCGTCCTTGACCCTGGCGAACAGCTCCGCGTGCCGAGGCCAGAGCCGGCTCGCCACCAGCCGGTGCTCGCCCTTGTCCCGGCTGACGCCAACGGCTTTCGTCCACGACTGCGGGCGGACGAGGGTCAGCGGATAGCCGAGGGCCGAGACCACGCCCTCGACCAGGCCGAAACCGCGGCCGAAGTTGAACGCCGAGGTGGCCCCGGAGCCTTGAACGCCCTGGACGTGCTCGAGGACGACGTGGTTGGGCTGGAAGGGGAAGCCTCGCTGCACGAGGTGGGCCAGCCGGGCCGCGTCGATCACACGCTTGCCGCGGACCTCCGCGACCGGCATATCGAGGACGTGGAGGCCCTCTTCAGAGACGAGGGCGAGAGCGCCGCTGAGACCGGGGTCGATGCCGAGGATGATGGTCATTGCGTCACCTCCACCACCCGCACCGTCCTGGCCCGCCCTTCGTCCCACGTCACCCTCCCGTCGCGCCGCAGCCGCCAGAGCTTTTGCTGCACGTCCGAATGGATCGACCCGATGACCGCAGCGATCTCCCGCATGGTCGGCGGATAGCCGCGCTCCGCGGTCAGGTCGACGATCGCGTCGATGACCGCGAGCTGCTTGGGGGTGGTGGTGGTGGTGGCGGTTGTCATGCGGGGCCTCCGGCTTTCTGCGACTTGATGGCGAGGAACTCAGCACGTCGCCTGGAGACCTCCGGATCCTCGACGGAACGCTTCCACTCGGCTGCGGCGTCAGCCGCAGAGCGGCGATCGTCTGGCCGCTTCGCGGCCTCGCGGTGAGTGCCGCCGCGGTCCTGGCAGTTGTTGAGCCAACTCGTCGTCAGCCACTTCCGCCAGTTCGACTTCTTCGCCTTCTTGGGATTCGCCTTGAGCCATTGGGTGGCCCGGGCCAGCTCGACCGGGATGTCCGCAGCCGGGTAGGCCGCGGCCCATTCGGCGAGGTCGGGATCGCCGATGCCCTCCCACCCTGCGCTAGCAGACCACCGGATGGAGTCGGTCGGCTCAGAGCCGGCCCGCGGAGCGGGACTGCTCGGAGCACAAGAGGAAAAGGGAAGAGGGAAAGAGGAAAGAGGAAGAGGGAAAGAGGCGCAAATCGCCGGGAAACTTCCCGGCTCCGTCGTTGGACTTCCCGGCTCCATCGTCGGACTTCCCGGTTTTCCTCCGTTTGGGGGTGGCAGGAACCCCTCCGAACGCTCTTCTGGGTGGCATCTTTGGTGCTCCCGGAACTTGGGTATTTCGAGCACCCGCTTGTCGCCCGCTTCGTAGGCGCGGACGAAGCCCCTGTCGGCGAGCTGCTTCAGCAGGTTCGCCATGTCGCAGTTTTCGTAGGGGAACAACTCGGCCTTGATCCGCATGGGGCGGTTCTCGAGGCGGCCATCGCGGTCGGCGAGGGTCCATAGGCCGATGAACAGGAGGCGTGCCATCGGCTCGCACTCGGCCAGGTGCTCGTTCTTGTAGAACGACGGCTTGATGCTACGGGCGCGTGCCATATTCGGCCTCCTGCTCGTCTTCGTGACCAACGCAAATGTTCATGGGACGCTGCCTCACGCCTATGGCGTCCGCATCTTGGTAGATGGCATCAAAAACCATATGGCTATTACACGAGAACCATTCGCCGGCCACCCGATACTTGCGCAGGCTTTTGTGAACTGCCGACTCAAGTTCGTATGCCTCGCGATCGTCTCGCACGCGGCAAAAGCAAACCACGCGAAGCTGACTTGCGTTTCCTGTCTGAAGCTGTTTCATCCTCTTCTGCAGCGAAACCGCCTTGCCGACCTTGTGCATTGATCCGTCCGTGATCGCATACACAACAGTTGTTTCCGGGTTTAGTTTTCGCTGGCGAAGGATGCTCGCTACGTTGAGAAGCCACGCCGCGAATCGTTCACAAGTTTCCGCAAAAAGAGGCTCGCCGGTCTGGATGTTTATGTTTACCGCCGGCCCAAAATCATCAAGCTCGTTGAAAATGGCGTAGCCGCTTGCGAACTCGTCAAATAAGTGACTATCCATTGACCACCTCCATGCTGGTCGGGTCGGCCACCAAAGCGTCGCCGTCGCAATAAGATTCGCGATCATGCAAAAACATCCATCTTGGCCCGTTTTTGTCGGTTGCAAGCCTTGACCGAGATTTATTACATCCAGCAATCCACTCTCCACGAATCCAGAAGCCAGCAGACGCCGAGGAAGCAAGAAAGGAAGTCTCAACGCTCAACGCAGCCCTTCGTGATGTGCATTGAATAGACGTACAACTGTCAACGCGAAGTAACGGGCACGCACCATGCTCAAGAGTCCGTGACTTTACGTTCCAAGTTACTCCAACCTTGAAGATCGTCATTGAGGGAACAACTGTTTTGAGTTTTGCAAGGTAAACGGCACACGGACCTTTTCCGTCGCAGTTGCCTCTTGGGTGTATTGCAGTCTCAAGGTCGTACATCCGTCGCATTTCATTCCACGTCCTAACAGGACTTCCTTTCCACGGAATCTCTATCCATAGGTCGCGAGGCTTTTGTCCACTCAAGGCACGAAACACCGCTCTGTTTGACTCTGCGCTCACGTCGCACCTCCAGTTGCTTTCCATAACCTTGCCCCGGCCGTGCCATGACCCTTCCGCCTGGCCGCGAATCCGACCGACACGATCTTGTTTTGCTTTGATAGCCCGGAGAACACGCTGCCGAACGCTCTCGCGTCGTGCGGCACCAGGCCCAGCCGCTGGCAGTGATCGACGAGTTCCTCGCCCGTCATGGCACGGCCAGACTTCGTCAGGGCCTCGAGGATCGCCGCACGGGCCGCGCCGGTGTCGAAGCCGGCCACCCGCACGGCCTTCGCTGTGCAGGCCGCCGCGGGCTGCGAGAACAGCGGCAGTGCCGAGATCGCGTCGTCGGTAGACCATGACGCCGTCATGCCACCACCCCGCCGCGGCCCTCGACCGCATCGGCGATCAGGTCGACCGTCACGTCGGCCGGCGAGTCGCCGGCCTCCCATGCCGCGATGAGCTGCTTCACCACCGCAATCACTACCACGTCACTCGCCATTTGCAGACCTCCATGCCTCAAAAGAATCACTCGTGTACCGGACCCATCCTTGAGTTTGCCGCGTGACGTGCGGCGACCGGTCGGAGTCACTGGCTATCTGGCGGGAAGGTTCGCCACCCAGCCTCCGGCTGCGGAGTTACTTCGCGACCACCGCGTGCGCTCTCCCTGCGGCCGATGAAGAGGCAGCCGCTTGGTTACCGGCCGGGAGCGGCCGGAGTTTCGCGAGAACGTCTTGGAGGTTTGTTATCTGCTTCTGGATCTTGATTGCCGCCATCTCGTCAGCGGCTGCCACAGTTGGGAGGAAGCGATCCGACGACTCCAGGTCGTCGAGGTGCTTTCGCCTGACGTATGTCAAATCGCCGACGACGACCGTCTCGCCGCTGATTCGGTAGATTTCGCCGTTGGGGAAGACGTGGGTTTGGTACAGGGTTGCCATGTGGTTTTCCTTTTTCTGAAAAGTGGAATGAGTCAGAAGGGGATGTCGTCGCCGCTCGCACCGGTGGCCGCGTCCGCCTTTTGAGTGGCGGTGCGATTGGCTCGAGGAGCCGCGGCTGGCTTCGGGTCAGCGGCCCCCGTGCCGGTCGCAGGCATGAAGCCGTTGACGTAGACCCGCTGGTTACCGTCTTGGTCCAGCACCGGCTCGCCATCCTTGACCGCCCGCTTAGAGGAGATCGCGACGACCTGGCCGGCGATCGAGTCGTCGATCTCCGAATCCCACGCCCGGCCCAGGGCCGCGTTGAGATCCATCGCCGTCCGCTGGTCGCGTTTGTTGTCCGGTGACAGCCACTTCTCGACCTGGTCGTATGCGTCGGCCACGTCTCGAAACACAAGGACAGCAAACTCCTGGCCCGTCTTCTTGCTGGTCACGCTCTTGACCTTGACGATCTCCACGTCGTGATCGCCGTCCGGCAAAGTGCTGGCTGCAAAATCCTGGTCTGTGAACTTGTCGAACCTCACGTTGTCACCTCTGGTGTGTAGGGCTTGGTACTGATCTTCACGATCCGGTCGGCGTCGCCCACGAGGGCGTCGTCGATGATGGCCTTGGCACGGTTGAAGGAGACCGCACCACGCTTGAACGCGACCGCGGTGTCCTCGACGAGCTGCATGGCCGCCGCGTGGCGGGCCTCCTCGTCACGTTCGACCTGGTTCATGCTGGAACCTCCTGCGGTGAGAGTTCGTCGTGCTTGGCACCGATCAGCGATCGGAGGGTGTCGGCCTGCTCCGGCGTCAGCTTGCCGGCCGACTCCGCGGAGTCGACGGCGTCACCGACGGCTCCGAGCTGCTCGACCGAGTCGCAGTCGGCGATCCGGTCCCGCCAGCCCTTTGGCTTCGGTGTCGAGGCCGGGGCCGGCACGTCGGCGAACAGCGGGGCGAGGCCCTCGATGGTCATGGGCAGTTCCGGGGCGAGCCCGTAGCGGTTTTTGGCGTCAAAGGCCGCTGCCCGCTCGGTGTGCAGCACCCGCTCTTTGCCGCCCTTGGCCCGGGTGCGGCCATCCTCGCCCGCGACGAGTCGGGTCTTGTAGTTGGCGAACAGAATGCAATCCGCCCACTCCTTCACAAGCGGCCCGCTCTGTTTGGTCAGTTTCAGTTCAAACCGGTCGTAGCCCTCGTCCATGTCGGGGGGGCTGCACCGCTTGACGGTGGTGTGGCACACGATGACCACGTTGATGCCACGCTCCACGAGTGAGTCGCAGACCGTGAGGAAGCGACCGATCGCCTCCGCGACCATCGTGTAGCCTTTCCCAAATCCGAAGTCTTCGATGCTCCGCTTCTGGGCCTTGGAAAGAAGGTTCTCAATGAGGAGCCGCTCCAGCCAATCGCCGGAGTCGATCACGACCGTCTGGTATCCCTGCGAGTCGCGAGCCAACTCGTGCAGGGTTCCCTCGGCCTCGAGGTAGTTCGTGATCGTCACCCGATCCACGTCGAGGTGGTTCGTGCCGTCCTCGGTGTCGAGCACCAGGGGTTTCGGGAACTGGCTGGCAAGTGTGCTTTTGCCGATTCCCTCGACGCCGTGAATGACGACCCGCTTTGCCGTCTGCCGCTTTCCCTTCGTGATCTTCATACTTTTATTCCCTCTTTTCGTGCCCACTCTTCCAACTGCCTCACGGCCGTGCGGACCATCCGCACGTCACCGTCAAAACTCCTGCTATAGCCCTCGACCGCACTGACACTCGTGAGCATCAATCGTGCGGCCCGGAGCAACTTCAACGCCCGGCAAATGCCCAGCGAGTGGCGGCCGTCCGCCGCTTTCACGCTGGCTCTCTTCGGATCGATTCCACTTGTCATTGATGACCTCCAGTTCGCTTCGTCTGATTGAGATGTGGGCTGGTGCCTCGATGCCCAGCTTGACCATTGGCCGACCGCCGCCCGCTCCGCGGATCTCCCGCACCACCACGACTACGTCCGGACCGATCTGGATTCGGTCTCCGAGGTAGCGATTAAGATTCAGCACGACGGCTCCGTTTCGTTACCGCTTTGCCAGCCTTGGCTCGGCGGGGTCGTTCCTGTTCACGCCGCGGTCCCCGCGGCTCCGTTCCGGCGTGATCCGTCACGCCGGCATCCTGGTTGCTGGTGGCCGCGGTGATTGCACCGCCGTGCCACGGTTTTCCCGTGCGGTTCTGCCGCAGTCGCACCTCGGAGAGCCGCCGCAGAGCCTCCGGCTCGCCGCAGAGAAGGTCGGCCATACGGTCGGCGATCGTCTCCAGGTCGGCGATCGCCTCGCGCGTCGAGTCGTAGATGACCTCAAGATCCCCGGCCATCAGCCGCTGCTCGATGTCCATGTCGATCGTCTCGTTCAGCGGCAGTCGCCGCGTGCAGACGATCGCAGCGGTCGCCATCCGAACCCTAAGGGTGCGGACGACCTCACCTACCTCCCCCGCGGCACTCCGTAGAGATTCCGCACGTTCACCGGAGCTGCATCCGGCGGGAGGTAGTCGCACCGTTGAACCCGACGCCGGTACTCCTCGTCCGCCGACCAGCTCATCTGAATCGCAGTCGTGAGCAACTGGATGGTCGGCTCGGTCGGGTCGGCTTGGTCTCTTTCTCGGTCCTGGTATCGCTGAGTCGTGTCCATTGCGGCTTGCTCTCGTTCTGAGGGACGCCGATGCTGCGGTTTTGCGTGTCATGGCGCGTCCCTCGCCTGTCGTTCCTGCCGATCACCGTGATCGGCCGCTGGTTCTCTTGGGTGTGGGTACTGTACCGATGTGCAGATACCCGTCAAACGATTTTGATCGTCGTGGCTTTCGTGGATTCCTTGCAGTGGGGGAGTTGAAATCTGAAACCACTCGGTCGTTGGTACGAAGGCGTATCAACGATGTGCGGAAAGATACGCAATCGTGTAAACGTGTCAAGCGTATTTTCTTGCAAAGAGAAAAATCGCCTGAAAAGCCGCGTAAATCAGCCGGGGCGGAATCCGCCTCGCTTGCGGCCCGTCACTCTCGGCACCTTCGCCAGCTTCTTGATCTCGGCCTCGTCAAAGACTCGAGCGTTGGCGGCCATGTGCTCACTCCAAAGCATCCCATCCAGCGCCATGCGGCGGAGTCGCCCCATGCTGATGCCGAGAATCTTCGCGGCCTCGCGGGTGCTGATGAGTTTGCGGTTGGTTTGGATTGCCATCACCATGCCCTGATAGTATCGCAAGCGTATGAAGAGTCAAACTGTCCAATCCGCCCGACCAGCTCGACCAGCAAATCCGGCCCAGCCGTTTGCTTCGGCTGGGCCGGTCTGCGAGAGTTGAAGTGGCCGGGCGAGAGTTGCAGTGGAGGCGAGGGGAGTCGAATACCCCAAAGGGGTGATGTACTAGCGTCCAGTAATCAGTCAGACTGCCCGGCATCACAACAGGGAGATGCCATGACGCGAGGGATGCCAGTCAGGGAGTTAACGACGAGATACGCGAGAGTCCGGGAGCTGAAGCCGAAGACTTTGGCTCTGTACGAGATGATGTGGGCCAGGTTTGAGCGGTTCCTCGAGCGGCCAGCGACGGTTGGTGATCTGAACGTCGACACGGTCTCCGAGTACATCGAGTGGAGGAAGGTCACGCCGGGGTGGCGGGGCCGATTGCCGAAGCCGGCCACGGTGCGGCGGGATCGGAACATGATCCGTGCGACCTGGGAGTACGCCGCGCGGCGGAAGTTTGCCGACGAGTTCCCCGAGGTGCCTCGCGTGCGGGTGCCGGAGTCGATCCCCACCGGTCGTGCCTACACCGCCGACGAGGCGTCGGCGTTGATCCGCCAGGCGAGGCACCGCATCGGCAAGGTTGGCGGGTTGCCGGCGAAGTGGTGGTGGCCGACGCTGCTTTACGCTGCGGTCTGTAGTGGTGAGCGATTTGAAGCGTTGACGAGCATCAAGTGGGCGCAGGTCGACCTCGAGCGGCACACGATGTTGTTCTTGGCCGACACGCGGAAGGGGAGCACGAGAGACATCGTGCGGTCGATCACGCCGCGCCTCGCGACGATGCTGGCCGAGCACCGTCGAGGAGACGACGATCTCGTGTGGCCGTGGGACCGGAAGGGTCGGTCACAGTGGGCATCGCTTCAGGTGCTATGCCGGACCGCCGGCGTGGAGTATCGCGGGCGAGGATTCCATGGATTTCGCCGGATGGCGGCGAGTTATCTGGCGGCCAAGTTTGGCAGGGGGGCGGCGACCGAGCTGCTCGATCACTACGACCCCAGACTTCAGAGGGTATATGTCGATCCGCTGATCTGCCCGTCGACGTTCAACTCGCTGGCCGGGTTGCCGGAGCTGGA